ACTAGGTAGTTACCTTCCTCAACCATCCACAGACCACGTAATGGCCCATCGTACTTAGCCTTCACCTTCTCTACATCAGTCTTGGGTGTGCCGTGGAACTGTGCTGGGATGTTAGCTTGGTTAGGTGCTGAGTGTGATAACCTTCCTGTCCATGCACCAATGTGTGTGAACCTACCGTGGATACGTCCGTCCTCTGCTACACAACCTAGCCACTCCATCAGGCTAGACCTGCGGCCCTCAAGTGTGAGCCACTCAGCTAACGCCTTAGCCCCTGATGGTGCATCAATAGGTAAAGTGTTGAGGTTAGTCTCATTGCACATCCATCCGTAGAACTTAAACTTCTGTTCTCTCTCAGGATCATTCTCTCCATCACGTTCAAAGGCTATGTGTCCCTTGGTCTTATCAACAGGTGACCAGCCAGCTTGCCATAGCCTTTCGATACGGTGTTTGGTTGACGATGGTTTGAATGGTACGTAACTGTAGCACAGTAGTTCTTCACCATCCTTCTTAGTCTTCTCGTACTTCTCTAGTGCATCAGTCACATTCTTATACAGTGAACCATCAGCCTTTAGTCTATACTTAATACGGTTGACCTCGGTAAGTACTGGTGGGAAGTCATGTTGGAACTGTAGTTCTAGTTGATCCATACGTGTGAGTATCTCACCTAAGAACTCTTCAGCCTTGTCCTCGTCAAACTTAAAACCATTAGTCTTCATGTCTTCACATGTGATCTGTATGTCATGTTCAAGACGTAACGATCTAGCCCATGACTTATCAAAGATAACTGGCTTGAACTTGTTGAACAGTTTGACTGTAACCTCTACGTCATTGACGCAGTAGTCAATCATCTCCTGTGTCAGGCCACCCTCGAAGTCTTTGAAGTTACCCTTGTACAGGCCAAGCCGTTTACCCCATGCATCAAGGGAGTGACCACCTTGGATGTTATAGTCTAACATACGGGAGACCACAAGGGTATCGACTACATCCTGAGGCTTGATGGTGTCTCCAAGAATACGGTTGAGGACAGGAACATCAAAGCCAATGCCGTTATGGAATACAAACTTATCATATCCAGAGCAGTAGTCCTTGAACCGTGTAACCTCATCTGGGTCACTGTCGAGGTGCTTGAACACATCAACTACCTTTGTGTTAACATCCTTGGCTACAACAACCCAGATGTGGGTAGCAGCTAGGCTGTCAGTCTCTATGTCCATTGCTGTTATCTTCATTGAGGTATTCCTTTCTAGCTATCTTGAGACTAGCCTTGATGTTCTTCTTGGTCAACTTACAGACACTAGCATTTTTATTCATGTTCTCTGTTGCTGTGAGTATCTGTAAGTTACCTGACCAGTGAGGCCCACCTTTGGACAAAGGCCACATGTGGTCTACATGGTGTTCAATACCTGTAGCCTCAGAGATAACTTGTCTTAACTTAAATATATCTCTTATTCTTTTCCTTTCTACCTCACAGTTACGAAGGAACTTAGGTATGGCTTTTCGTTTCCTTGCCCGTCTACGGGAATAAATCTCATTATACCTTCCCCTGTTAGCTTCTTTGTAAGCTTTTATCTTATCTTTGTTAGCTTCTCTGTAAGCTTTTTCCCTCTCAAGTATCTTCTCTTTGTTAGCTTCGTAGTAAGCTTTTCTCCTCTCAGCTATCTTCTCTTTGTTAGCTTCGTAGTAAGCTTTTATCTTATCTTTGTTAGCTTCGTTGTAAGCTTTTTTCCTCTTAGCTATCTTATCTTTGTTAGCTTCTCTGTAAGCTTTAACACTCTCAAGTATCTTCTCTTTGTTAGCTTCTCTGTAAGCTTTTATACAAGCCTTACACTGATTCTGATAACCATCCTTTTTATATTTATCACGACTAAACATATCAAGTAACTTAGTCTCCTTACATTTATTACACATCTTCATGGTGTTATCTACAAAGGTGAACTGTAGCTGCATATCATGCGAACCTATCGAACTTCTCTTTGAGGGTGAAGCTATCTGAATCAAATGATAGTGACCCTGCATGTCCTGTTGTACCAGCTGGTCTGTTCTTGGTGACCAGTAGCTTTGTAGTGTTACGATCCTCATCATCCTCAGACATCTTGTCACGTTCAAGTTTGACTACAACACTAGCCCTCTTACCAATGGTACGACAATCTCTGATCTGTCCGTCATCATTCTCGTGGGCAATCGTAACGATACCTACATTCAACTCAGCTGACATACGAGACAGCTGCACTGACAGGGCAGACAGCCACTTCTCAATACTCTCATCTGTCTGTCTTGAGTAAGCCAAGTCTTGGATAGGTTCAAAGAATACATACTTCACACCACATGCCTGACTGAAGTAACGGATGCGGTTGAGTATCTCCATTGGGTCTTCATCCACACCGATAGTAAACTGGTAGAGGTTCTCCTTCTCAGTCAATTCAACCAAGGCTTGGTCAACCTCTTCAGACATCTCAGCCTCGTCGATCAAGTCTTTACGTGTCAGGTTCTTTGATAACTTGTAGGACACCAGCCCCAGCAACCCACGTTTCTTTGTTTCTTCAAGGTGGCAGATAGCTATCGGTACATCTGTGTGTTTAGACAGGAAGTGGTACTCCAAGTACCGCATGAACTCAGTCTTACCTATACCCTCAGGTGCTTGGAACACAGTCAGGTGTCCTTGCATGAGACCCAAGGCTACCTCATCAAAGGCTGAGATACCTGTGGGTAGGTAAGTTGCATCGTCCTCTTCATGGAGGATACCCAAGAACTGCTCAGGTGTATTCCATACGTTCTGTGGTGTATACTTCTTGGCATTGTAGAATGCTGATCGGTATGCCTGACCTGCCCCTGCCTCAAGGAACTCATTGGCATCCTTGTACTTGTCATGAGGTATACGGTAGGTCTTGTTAGGGAACAACCCAGCAATCTTATCAGCTATACCATTACCTGCATCATCATTGTCTACAGACAGAATGATCTTCTCGAAACTGTCAAGCCAATCCTTTGCCTCACCCTGCCACAACTTTTTACTGGGGGATGCTGAAGGTAGGGACACTACAGGATACTTCTTCTCTAACATCTGGAAGGCTGACAGTGTGTCTACCTCACCTTCAGTGACTACAACAACCCTTGATGATCCAGCATTGAACTTGCCCATACCAAACAACTCATCACCCCTGAACCCTGCCTCAGTATGGAATGCTTTAGGCATTGTCCTGATCTTACGTCCACCAGATGGGTAGATGTATGCTTGCTTCTTAGCCTCTCCATCCTGACCTACCAATGTCTGCACACCAAAGAAATTCATGGTGTCCTCACGGATACCCCGATAGGGTCTTGTCTCAGCTGTCAGTAACTCAGTTGGTGTTGGTACTACACTCATAGCCTGTCCTTCTCTCTCTTGTAGTGGGTATGTATCTCTGGCCCACTCGGTTAACTTCATCCCACTGCGTGGGTATCCTCTATCACAGGCAAAACAAAAGCCTGTCATCTTCTGTGTATTGTACGAGAATGCATCACTACTACCACAATCCTTAAAGGGACAGGGTTGGTGTGTTATCTCGTACTCGTTATCATTTTCCATCATACTATTTTTCCCATCTGTAAAATATATGTGTTCCATATCTACCCACAGGTGTCAAGGTGTCAGCCCAATATGGGTCTACATAGTCAGCATGGTAGTGGTCTGCACCATGTCCTAAGACCATAGTCTGAGGGTCAGCCAACACATCAGATGCTAGGTCTTTAACATTATGCCAAGCCTCTCTATCCTTTGGTGTGTCTGATTTACCATCGTGTGTCCAACTGAATTGTTTAGGTTGGTAAACTACAGAACACACATCATCAGGGAACCTTGTATCCTGTACTCTATTCAAGATTACTTCAGCTACTGCAATCTGTGCAACTACTGGTTCACTTCTAGCTTCGAAATACAAGGCTAGTGCCATGCATGTAAGTGGTGTCATAATGTTTTATCCTTCTAGTTATATACTAATAGTAGATATACCACTGGGGACAGACAAGCTGTAGTATACAGCCACCTTCTAATCTGTCAACCGTAAAGTTTTAAGTATGTGATAAAAACCTACAAGCAATAGATCGGTCCTTATTAGTACTGCTATTACAATGATAGTCCACACTACATCACCAGCTTGTGACATACTGCTCCCCCATACTCTTAGCTGCCCTCAGGCTATTAAGTTTTATCTCTAGGTAGGTGGGGTCCAAGTCATCCCAGATAGCATCGTCTAAGGCTCTCTCTGTGGCTCTGATAACGTCCTCTATATACTGCCATTCATATGCCATAGTTTTCCCTTACCCATCCGATAGCCTCTGACCTTTCCTGCTCTGACAAGGGGATAGCAAACCCCTCCCAGTCTGTGCCTGTCTCAACTTTGAATACAGGTTCACCCTCATCTATCCCATGTACCTCAATTAGAACCTCCTTATTTCCTACCTCTACAACGAAAGTCTCATACCAACATCTAGTAGCCATCACCATTTCCCTTCTCTTACTTTCCAATAAACCCAACACTGCACACAGTGTCCAACACCTAGCACCTTGTCAATAAGCCAGACCGCATTTGGTCTACCATCCTTGCTCCACTGCCAGTTTCTAGCACTAAATGTCTGATTGCTTTCACCACCTAGTGCTACATTAACTAAGACCGATAAGGCCATACCTACCCTAATAAAATACCTTAGTAACATACTAGATCGGCCCCTTTCCATAACCACCTGACCAGTCATCATCTAGTTGTCTAATCTTTTCTTTGGCATCCCTAATCCACTTGCTGTTCATAGCTATGTCAGTGGACACCCATGACAATCTGACACCGTCACCATGTCGATCTACCAGCCTTTTATTATCTTTCTCTAGACCCTCTATCCAATCCTGCAATCTCTTTCTTTCTTTTTCTTTATCCATTGTTTTACCCTTCTTATTAGTTAAGCAATTCAGATTGCATTTCGTAAAGACCTTCGACAGCCTGTCCAAGCCTAGCTTGTATCTCACCGTAAGCTATAGCTGAAGCCATTTCATTATAGTTTAGATTACTGTCAGGGTAACATTCATTTACAAAATCTTCACCCTGTTCAGTGTTACAGTGGCGGCATAGGTCATGAGCTTTGCTGTACCATATAACCCATTCACTTCCATCAGCATAGAGGTACACTAGGTCCATGCCCTCATCACGGGTTTTAGTTTGTTCGAATATCTCTACAGCCCATGATGACACCATGTTGTCGAGATTGTAGTCAGATGCATTTTCCATTTTGTTTCACCCTTTCAAAGGTTAGTTAGTTTATCTAGGTACACCTTTACAGATGTACCCAATAAATTAAATTACCAATAAATATATATTTCTTTATCTTTTCTATTAGTCCAAACCCCATCAAAGCCAAAAGCATACGTGTAAGCTGAAGCTGAGGCTTTAAGTTTGTAATAATATTTTTGTTTCAAAATTTTGGTAGCTTCACGAATGTTTTTGGCTTTAACTGTACAGTAATTTTCCTCTTGAGTATTAGTCTCATGGTCTACACTAATAAATGCTACTGTATAAGTTTGTAATAATGTCATTTTGTTTTACCCTTTCAAGGTTTGGTTTGGTTTATTTAGATGCACCCTTACAGATGCATCCAATAAATCAACCCTTAGTACGTTCATATCCATCCACTAATTCTATACCTTGATTTACAAATGTCAGTTTTTTTAGATCATCTGTAAATAGTCTTACTTCCATCTCAATTCCATCTTTGTCCGTTATGTTCAAAGTGACGTGAGAAAAATTTTCAAAGACTTTTGTTTTATATGTGATTGTTTCAACTTCGTGTTTAGTTACTTGCATTGTTTCACCCTTTCAAAGGTTAGTTAGTTTATCTAGATGCACCCTGACAGATGCATCCAATAAATCAACCTACCAGTCTATAAATCTTTCATCACCATCCGGCATAGACCAGAAACCATCTGCCCCATGATCATTAGGAAATTCTTGTTTCAAAATTTTGGTAGCTTCCCTAATATTTTTTGCTTCAATTTCAGCAAAGTCCAAACCATAATCAGTTTCAAACGTAGCACTATAAGTTTTTAATAAGGTCATTGGGTTAACTCCGTTATTTTGATTGATGTTATTTCGATTTCAAAACCTTCTTCACCTATAAAGTATGCGCCGTGAAACAATTGAAAGTAGTTACAGGCATCCGCAAATGTTTCACCAAATATTGTTTGTTCGTGAAAGCCTTGAATTACGCCATTTTCTATTGTTTTCCACACAAAGTGATAATTCATTAGGTTGTCTCCGTTGCTCGTTTCGATGTGATAACGTTGGCATGTATCAGAATTGAATGAAATGGGGTAGTTTAACGATTGAACCATTTTTACACCTATTATTTTATAAAGCATTGTTTTCGTTACATTCTTTTCTGAAAAACCAGAACTGATTTATAAAAGTAAGAACAAAAGTAGAACAAAAGGTGTACGTTTGGTGAGACTATATTTTGATGTGGTATACTACCCGAAAAGTACAAGCTGCATTCTAAGGGGCAAATAGAAGGTCTGAGGGGTGTTTCTCGTTTTGTTCTCTGTCTGTAAAAGGTATACTATATAATATAACAATCGATAGGTCAGAAGTGTTGACGTATTTACGTTTGGGATCAATTGGATAGGTCAGTTTTGTTTACCTATTATTGTATTGCCCCGAGAATATAGGTCCAGATACCGAATGGATAGGTCCAGTTGGTTTGTGATCACATAAAAGGTCAGTAAATCTGCCGTATTATACGTTTGTGATCACAATTGGGGGTGGGGTATAACTTTTGTGATCACGTTCGGGGTCGGCATGGGGGCTAGGGGGCATCACTCTATATGTACATTACACCAAAAGATTTTCTAATAGTTTTTCTGAGAGTGCCAAATAAGCCCAGTAGAGTACATGCGTATACCTAAGGTAACCCGACATACCTAAAAAAGAGAGGTGGGCCTGTAGAGGGGCAAATAGAAGCTCTCAGGCATATACAGGTGTAAGGTGTGGGGTAGTGAACTGGGCGGAAGGCCTAAGTACATACTACTAGTATATACTAATAGTACATACTACAGTAAAACTACTTACCTAAAGAAAACTAATAGTAGTTACCATTAGTATATACTAGTAGTATACTAGGGTAGCAGGTTCTAAAAAATAATGCAAGAGTAAATTTTATTTAAAGTATTTAAAGTTTTGTAGTCATAAGTAGGTTGACTTCAGTTGTACTTACATGCTATACTTTCTGTTAAACAATAAGGATTCTTTTTGTAATGCTCTTTGGGACTAAGTACACTAAGACTGTAAAGGGTGTAGTCAGAACTAAATCCTTGTTCTATGAACTTAGCTACAATGATCCTACTCATGTCATCTTTACAATCAAGGATGATGATGTGGAACATAATGGACGTACTTACGTATCCATAGCTAACCTCTACCGTAGCTTAGTTCCTCAAGACCCTACCGAGTATACCTTTGCTATGACTGTGTTTGGTAACTGGCATGTCTGGGAAGTTATCCGTCAGGCTCCTCAACTCAAGCCTTACGTAACTCGGTGGCGTAGAGAAGCTGAGATTAAGATTAAGTCTGAGGCTATAGCATCTATTGCTACTGAGATGAAGGAAGGTGGACGTAGTTCTTTCACAGCAGCCAAGCTCCTACTAGAACGGGGTTGGATTGAGAAGGAACCAGCCTCTAAAGCTAAACAGAAGCTACAAGAGAAAGAAGAGCAGGACATGGATACAGCCGCCATGAAGATGCTCGATGAAGAAGCTGAACGGCTGGGCCTAAAAAGATTTAACTAATAGTTATCCACCACTGGTAAAGGATATACAACGTGGCTAAGAAACCTGACATTACAACTATTGCTTCTGGCTATTACAGTCGGCAAGCACTTAACACTAACTTCACAAACCTACAGAATGGATTTGATAACACACTGTCGTTAGACGGTAGCACACCTAATGCTATGGGTGCTGACCTAGACATGAACTCCAATGACATCCTGAATGCCAGTGAGATTGATGCTAGTTCTCTTCGTTTAAATGGTGTACTGGTTAGTCCAAGTGCTGTATCAATACAAAGTGCTATATCTTCTTCTAACGTATTTACAGGTGATGGAAGTACAACAGTATATACACTAAGCTACGATCCATTTATTAAAGATAATGCTCAAGTCTACATTGATGGTGTTTACCAAAATAAAGTTACCTACAATACATCGGGTACTACTCTAACATTTACTGAAGCTCCACCCCTTAACTCTCAGATTGAAGTTATGGTTGCTACGACTGTGGCAGATATAGGCACTGCTGATGCTGCTGCTGTAACGTACAATCAGGGTAGTACAGGGGCTGTTACTACAAAAGTAAAAAATAAACTACAAGAGTTTGTGTCAGTCAAGGACTTTGGTGCTGTTGGTGATGGTGTAACTGATGATGCTACTGCATTTGCTAATGCTTGGGCTGCATCTAATCCACTTGCTGTTTTTGTACCAAAAGGAACTTACAAACTAACTGGCACTACCACAGGTAAGTTTTTTTCTAATGGTGCAGTAACAATATCTGGTGGTGCTGTAAGTGAAATTGTTAATCTCCATAAGATTAAAACATCCAGTGATGATACAATTCTTGACAATTGGAAACTGCAAGAAACTCCAATTGATGCTGGGTTCTTGTCTGTTGCGTGGTCAGAAGACCTTGAGCTATTCTGTGCTGTTGGTGGCACAAGTGAAAATGGAATTATTACAAGTCCAGATGGTATCAACTGGACAG